TCCTACCTGCGTTGCTCTTATAAATAATAAGAGCATTGTCAGTATCATGGTCTCCCACAATACCAATGGGGCTCCAGGAAGCAGGCTTCAGGGTTGCATCATAAGAATCCAGGTCCACAATGAAAGTGGTACCAAGTACAGTATCCTTCATGATGATGTCACCATCCTGAGGAACTGTAACAATGGTATTCACACCAATTGCAGCAGTATCCTTATTGTCAAGCAGCCCAACAGTCGGCTCACCAGCAGCCACTTTTGCAGCCTTCAAAGCTGCGAGGTCAGTGAATTTCTTTATCATAGGGCATATTAGTTAAGTAGGAACCAATCACTGGTATTTTCCGTTCCCTTGGAGCTGTACTCCTTGGCATTGGAAGTATCAATGTAATGTTGTCCAATGAAGGCCGGAAGGCCAGATTGTCTGGGTAGAGTGGTTGCGGAAGGTGCACCGGCACCATACACAATCATAGGGAAGCCATTTACCCTGGGAACATTCTCAAGATTGGCATCCACAATCTTGATGGAACCAAATTGATTGCGGGCAGCAAGGTTCTTAACATCTGCAAAGACATCTGCCAGAGCCGCAGCAATGACAAGAAGTTCCTCACCATTCTTGGTTACATAACCAGTGAGAGCATCACTAATTGCAGAAGCAATCAGTTGTGCCAGTTGCTGACTGTTGGGAAGGTCAGCAAGTTTCTCCTTCAGGGCAGTAGTGAAGTCTTCCGTGGAAAGACCTTTACCTGGTGCAGTATCCTGCTTTCCACTCAGCAGCTCAGTTACCTTCTTCTGGTGGATTATCTTGTCTTCATTGTTTCCAGTCTCTCCAACAATGTTGTCCTTGTTGAAAAGTTTGTACAGGTTGAAGTCAGAGCTCTTCAGGTTACCGTTGCCATCAAAGGCAGCAAGCTTGTTTTCAGAATCAGCAACCTTATCAGTCTTATGGGCAAGGGCCTCCGCAAGAGCAGGGTTGGTGGAAGGGTCAAGGCTCATCAGAGCAGATGCAATCTGGAAGAAAATATCCGAATATACACCAGAAATGCTTCCGCCTACATTACTCTCAAACATGGTGAATACCACATTCGTAGTTTCAGTAGCAAGGAAAGAATACTTTCCTGTCAGAGGGTCTGAAGTAACAGGCCACATCAGAGGAACATAAGTTGTCTGGCCTTCTTCAGTAACAACCTTTGCCACAATGGCAGTTCCATCTTCATAAGAACCTGAGGCAGGTATGGTATAAACAATACCCTGTTGTACCTCAAGAGGGGCAGTAATAACAAGTCCCTCAGCATCCACAACTTCACCATCCACAGTAATCTTTTTACCAGTTTGGGCAGCTTGCGGACTTAAGGTAAGGGCGTTTGAATATATACCAAGCACCTCACACAGGGCAGTTGCAAGGGCCAGAGCTTCATTACCTGCTGCACCTCCATGCTCAGCATCAGAGGCCAGTTTGGAAAGCCTGGTGTGCAAATACCTGCGCTCATTGGCACTTCCGGGGATTGCCCCGGAAATTACTTGTGCAAGATTTTGGTCACTCATATCTTAAATCTTAAATTTTGTGTATAACTTGAATATCCCGTAGCCAAGCAGTAATACCAGTATCACGCAGAAAACCTTGCCAAAGTTAATAAAAAATTTCTGCATAAAGGTCAATGGTTTCTCAATAGTCTCAACTACAGTATCAACTCTTACCTTGTCCACATAAGTAGTGTCATGGACCTCCCTATCCCTCCACCTGTCACGGTACTTGGTGAGAGTCTCAGTAATGTAGACCGTATCACCCTTCTCCTTGGTGATGCGGTCCTTGAAGATGAATATACTGTCCTTCTGGACAGTCTGGTCATGTGTTGCCACATACACTGTATCCTTCTGATATGTGGGTACATACTTGATAGATGAACACGCATACAGAAGGAAAAACAGTGGGATGACCAGGAAAATGGCCCTTTTCATCACTTAATCAGATATTTGAGAAGGATGATGATGTCTGCAATGACAATACCAATGGCATCACAGATGATGTCATGCCACTCAGAACTGCCACCATGGGTACGGTCCCAGATTTCCTTGCCAATACCGGCAGTTGCAGAAACAATGTTTCCAATCCACCAGGGACATACAGCGTCCATGGCAAGGACAATCATTGCAGAGGTCTCAATGTGGAGGAGCCCATCTGTGCGGACCCAGCCCCAGATTTTCTTAAGAAATGCAATCATAACTAAATGGTATTAAGAAGTTTTACTTGAATGTTCATCTTGGAACTTGTCTTCCTCCTCTTTCCTAATCTCATCAAGAGGTTTCTTTTCAACAATTTCATCAACTTCCGGACAGGTAAGAGGAAGCATTGAGTGGTTCAAGAAAGCCTTGAGAATGGCGTTTAATGAAATGTTAATACCATGTGGCTTCAATAGGTTACCAACAATGCTGCCTCCCTCAATCACAACAACCAGCATAGATGCCCATTTTGCGTAAACACATTCCCCATGGGCAGCAACATCAATGCAGCATATCATTACCACAAAGGTAAAGTATACTATCATCTTACCCATGGTTTCCCTGCATGCCTTTGAAAACCTTATTGGAATTTCCAGCTTATAAGATTTCCAAAGGCCCGCTGCAAGGTCGGCAATTACAATGGTGAGCATGGTCACCAACCAGGGAATCATCAATAAGATAGCTTCCCCAAGGAAAGCCAGGAGGGTGGGAATCATTACCCCACCCGTGGCCTCCATTACTTTTGTGCTAATTTTCATAATACCATTTTCATTTAAGATTGACCATAAAGTGTATAGTTCTTTGTAGTATTGTTATCCAGCAGGGTCTTGGTTGCTTCGTGGGTAACATTACCCTGGAAGTATGCAAAGGCATACGAGTAATTCATATTCTCACTGTATGCGGCCCTGTTGTACACATTGGAAGGGAACACTGCACTGAATGTCAGGTAAGGATTTGTCTGCTTCACAGAGTCATTGTTGGCACTGTAAGTGGCAGCAAATGCCCAGGACAGATTGGTGAGATTCCTCAAGGTAGAGAAGACACCAGCCAGGTCTGCCTTTGCAGAAGCGGAGGTATTGGAGTAATAACACATGTAGAAGATATGGTTAATATCTCCAAGGCCACTACTGTTGATTGGAGTGAAGACAGCCAGTTGAATATCCCTGTTGAAGGTCATACCTGCAAAGGTGTACACCATGGAAGCAATCTTCGGGCAGTGCGTGAAGAATGTCTGAGGAATCATGTAGGACCTACCGTCATAAGTATAATAGGACAGAACCTTACAATTATAGAACATGTAGTCCAGTTTGAGTGTCCTGGAAGCATTCTTGAAGGGTAACAGGAGCACAGAAGGAATCCTTCCCCTTAGGCCATAACCTCCACGGCTGAAGGTGTTACCCCAGACAGAGGAAGCAACATCATGTCCACCGTCCTTGAAGAGGCCGGTAACATTCACTTCCTTGGTGGCATCACAATACCTGAGAAGGTCAGGTGCGCAGCAGTAATGCAGAGTACCACCGGAGTTGCCATCCGAAGAGACATCATAAATGGTGGGAACCACTCCATCATTGGGTGCATCCATGTTCTTCACAGTCTTGGAACTGTAAGTTTCAATGGGTGCAGAGCTTCCGTCATAAGACCACTGCTCAGTGAAGTAATCCGTATCCTGAACCACCTGCTGGAAGGTATTGTCCTTGAATATCCAGTTGAAGGTCTGGTAGTCAGGGTTAACTTCCACAAGCTCTCCGGTGGTCAGGTCAGGCTTCTCATAAGCAGAGAAGTTGGCCCTGTTGAAGCAGCATTGCATGTCCGTGATGGTGGCATTTACCTTCCTACATACGAAGGAGTTGCTGTCAAGCACGGCACTCTTGGTAATGGTTTCCTCCTGGTCATTGAGCCAAGTGACACTGTTACGCCTTACCTCACAGTAATAAGTGGTCACACCACCAACTGGCTTAACAATGGTATACCTGGTGTACTGACCATTGGCATCACTCAGAACCTCAGAAGTGACAGTACCTACAATACCTTCGTAGGACTTTGCCTCATTGGATTCACCATGGTAGAACAGCTCAAAGGGAATTGAACCGGTACCATAGTTCCTCCTGGCGGTGCTGCCAGCATCAGAGCTGGTGGTATCAGGACCAGAAAGCTCATCAGTTGCAGCAAATGTGTAAGCAGCCTTCTTAAGACCCGTGCAAGAAGCAAAGGACCTTGAGGTGAGGGTGTAAGTGAAGTGTACATTGTGGAACAGGGCCGAAACATTGTTGATGTTCGGAGTGTTCCTGAACATACTGCCAGGGAGTGCAGGATTCTCAGTCAGAGAACTTCCGTAAGCTCCGTCAAACAGACCGGCACACATCACAAGGTTAGGGCAGGAGTCAAGGATTCTGTAAGGGAAGGAAGCTCCCTGGATTTCCTTGTTCATGCCGTACCCACCGAAGGAAGAGTTCAAAGAGTTGGACTTGGGAGTGTACAGGTCCTCATCATTGTATCCGAGGTACATCAGGCCGGACATGCCGGTAAGGAAAGTATCAGAGAGAGTGACATTCACTTTCAGAGTGTTTGTACTATCAGTAAGCTGCCTGGATACGCGGAAGGCATCTACAATTTCACGGACAGTTGCAGGGGCCTTGAACAGGGAAGCAATACCACTCAGGCTGCCCTTTCCGTAAGTGGAGAGGAAGGCATACCTGAAGGAGGTTCCAGGGATGTTTCCCAGTGTATCATAGTTAATGTACCTCACACTGTTGAACACCTCATACATGGAGCTTACATTAGGCAGCTGGTCAAAGAATCCAGCCATGTTACCGGCTGTATCCTTATTGTTGAGGATATAAGCCTTTACACCACTTGCAGCATCTGTCAGAGACAAAGTGTTGACATTTTCAACAACAGCCGCAGGGCTGAAGTAAGACATTGAAGTGACAAGGCTGTAATCATGCTCAGTATGACGGAAGCACCTTCTGTCAATGATGTAAGAGTACCCGTAGAAGACAGTGCTGAAGCCAGAAAGGGTCTCCACGAGAGGAGAGAACAGACCATTGTCCTGCCCAGTGGGTTCATCCTGGTCATTGAAAGTCAGGTCCGGAGAGAAAATTCTGATAAGTCCGGCACCAGATTGCCTGAAGGCACCAGTAATGTTGGAAAGGTGGGTTGCCCTTGCGAACATATTCCTGTTCGGGGAGTCATCACCACTCAGTCCCCAACTGAAAGGAACTACCTTCAGGTCACGGAAGCACTCACTGATATTCGTTACATTGTATGCCTTTTCAAGGATGTAGTAAATATCAAAGGTTGTGCAGCTGGTCTGCTTGAAGGTGTTGGACAGGTTGGTGGTCACAATCTCAATGTTGGTAACCCTGTCTCCAGTCTGGAAGTCAGAAGGACTGATTGCACTGGGCAGCTTGGTTACACCATTTACCTTCACTGCCTGTCCAAAATAAGTAGGATTGACAGTGCCGTGCACGGAGAACTTCTGGCAGTTGTTGAACAGGCCAGCAGCATTGAGGCTTACCTTACCATAAATCCTCTCAAGGTTGGAGCAGCCATCAAAGGTATTGGCCAAAGGAATTGCACTCCTGAGGGCCTCATTCATGAACTGGATGGCAACAACAGCAGAGTTACCACCAATGGAGAAGGAGGTAAGGCCGGTAAATGCCTTGAGGTCAAGCAGAGAAGTATCTGCAATATCACCGGAGATGTAAGACACCTTGGTACTGGACAAATTCAGAGTGGTAATGCCTGCCTGGTTTGCATTGGCAATACGGAAGGTCTGAAGGTTGATGCAGTTACGCAGGGAGATGGACTGAAGCATTACACAGTCTTGAATGGTAAGTGCACGGCCATCACTTCCACCAACAAGGGCAGGGCAGCCATTCACAATGATGCTGCGGAGTTTCGGGCAGTTCTCAATGTTCAGTTTGTTCAGGACACCACAGGAGTTGATTGTGATGGTCTCAAGGTTCTCACAGTCAACAATGCTGCAACTGGTAAGGTTGTTCAGATTGCTGATGGAGAAGTTCTGGTAACCACCACAGTTATCAAGGTTGATGGTCTGAAGCCTGGAGCATCCAGTAAGGTCCACCTCAGGCAGATAAGCCTGATTCTTCAGGTTGAAGGATATGATGGAAGAGCCAGCCACAGAGAGTTCCAGCAGAGGAATCTGAGGGATGGACAGGTCACTTACGCAGGTGGAACCGCTGATGTCAATCTTGTAGAGCTTCTGGAACCAGGTATCTTCCTGCCCACTTGCAATGTAAGTAAGGTCAAGAGGGAAGGAAGCACCGGAAGTGTTGGAGAAATCCAGTACACGGAGCTCAGAGATGGGAGCACGGTCATACACCTCACCGGCAGCAGCAATGGGCTTGAAAGCACCCAGAGTGAAGCCGTTGAAGCGAGTATTCTGCGAGAAGTCAAGGTCTGTGATGGAAGGATAACCAACATAGTCTATGTTCAGGGCATTTGCCTGATAAGAAAGGTTGGCCACATTCATATCCTTGAGCTTCACATTCTCATCACCCAGCTCAATGATGTTGGGAGAGTGAGAGAAGTTCCAGTTAAGCACAGAGTCAGAGGCAGAGTTTGCGGTGTTGACCCAGGTCTTTCGGTTCTTCTTCATGAAGTAATAAGTCTTGGTCTGGTCACCCACGGAGTGATACATGACCAAGGAAGTATTGGTCTTGATGGGGAATGCCGGAGGAGTGGTGTACACGGAGTTTGCACCACGGGAGTTCACATCATTACGGAAGGTAATGGTCTGAGCATTGTCCCTCCAGTAGAACACACTGTCCAGGAAGGTGATTCTGCGCTTGAGCCAAGTCCTGGTGTAAGCAATCTTACGGCCATGCAGCTTGGTCAGAGCTTTGGTATCCTTGTAAGAATCATCGGTGAACTGAAGGAAGTACTTCAGCTTGTAGTCATAATTGAACAGCAGAGGACCACATTCACCGGTTTGCTTCTTGAAGTATTCCTCCACATAGTAATCCCAGAAGGTCTTGTATCCGGCAGCACTTGCAAAGGTGTCAAGCATGCCACGGAGTTCATACCAGGTCTGAGTATACAGGCTGCCAACATTCCTGCTGAATACCGTGCGGGCAATATTTGTATCCAGGGACAGCCAGAGTTTATTGTGGTTGGCAGAGAATACAGTGTCAGACAGTGCCTCTTCACGGTTGAAGGTTTCAGCCATGTAGCCATACACATTGCCACCATCCTGAGCATTGTAGAGATACTTCATCCACATGTCATAGGAGATGTCCAGAAGACCCTGGTTACCACCACCAAACAAGCAGTCAAGGTCATAGAAGCCTGCATAATAATCTCCGTTGTTCCATGAACGGAAGGTCATGTTCTTACCGAAGTTATCAGCAGCTCCACCAAGCTGGCCAATGCAGAAGTAACGGAGGAAACTGTCAAGGTTGAAGCCCAGGTTACTGGTGAAGTCATTGGGGTCGACACTCATGGCAAAGGTTTCACCCGTAGGCTCATAATTGGTGCCGTCAGACTGACAGGTGTACAGGTCAAATGCATCTGCAATCCTGGGTTTGGTTACATCACCAAGAGAGTTGGTGGAGAAGCAACCCTCAATGGGCAGACGCATGATGTTGGTGACAAACTCTTTGAACTTGGCGTATTCAGATACACTCCTTCCAGCGGGGAAGCGGACTTCATAACGGCTGTTCATGATGTTATTATCATTCTGCCAGAAGTCACCATGGGAAGAATCAAAGCCTTCTGGAAGAGCAGTCTTCACATCCACCAGGTCCTGGATGGAGGTGGTATCCTTAATTTCAATCCAGTTGGCATTGCCGTCCGTCTCATCAATTACAGCATTCTCAGCCGCATAAGGGAATGTGCTGATGGTAGGAGTTTCACCATTTACCTGGATGCTGTTAATCCTCTTGAAGCCAAGGTTGTGATAAGCATTACGGCCCAGGTTGAAGGAGTAAATACCCAGAGGAGTCACAGAGACGGTACTGCTTTCAGTTACATAGAACTTCATGATAAGCAGCACGGGGAAGCCTTCCACAGTATGCTTGATACTGCCGGTAGGTTGCTGGTCCCTGTGATAATTGGTATTGTACACATTGGCAATGGCATCTGCCGGGAGAGGCAGATAGGAAGATTCAGTCTCAGGGTTGTATCCGAACTTCTCATTGATGAACTTACCAAAGGAGGCATTGCAGGCATGCGAAGAGTCCACAACATCAGCCTTCAGGGTGTAAGTCTTCTCAAAGAGCCAGCTGGCCTTTGGAATGAACACCGTGTCATCCGGAGCAGTGATGTTGAGGTTCTTCATGAAGTCAGCCAGCGTGGAAGTACCCTGGAGCTCAATCTCCATGTCATTGAGGGTAATCACATTGGTGTTGTCTCCAAGAGGGTCCCAATACTGAAGACGGCGGCCCTGGGTTGCAGGCAGGGAGACTGCACCGGAAGTCTGCTGGGCAGAGAAGGCAGCGAAGGTCCAGTTAGGGTCAGTGGATACATCAATGAACATGATAGGAATACCGAGGGCAGCAGCATAGTCACGCAGGTTCTGCTCATTCAGGACCGTAAGGCCACCTTGCGTACCCATGAGGAAGTCAACAGTATAAGTGTTGGAATCCGGGTCATACAGGTGGGAATTGATGGTTCCATCAGCATTCCTTTCGCAGAAGTTCTTACGGAGCTCTGCATCAATGAGGCTGTAATTGGGATGATTGGATACGAAGGAAGTCAGAGCAAGGTTGTTTGCCCTGTTAATCATAATGTCGTAATCCGTGAGGGCCCTGTCATATACCTGGAAGTTGTAAATCTCACAGTCACACAGATAGGTGTACACATCCTCATTGCCATTCTTGTAGTGTCGGCAACCAAGGTACACATAATCACCCAGATTAGGGAATCCGGTGGTAAGAGACCTTGTGGCAGTAACCACACCATCCACATACACCTTGATGATGTAAGTCAGGACCTCAACCAGGTCTCCCTGGCTGTTCTTCTGCATGGTGGTTGTCCTTGTGCAGGTAATATCCACCATGTTGACAGTATTGTCAGAGAGCTCATACACAGACTCATTGTTGATGTAAATGTTATGAGCATCAATGGAAATACCGGTGGAGATTTCCTCAGTGGTTGTATCAAGAGTACCACAGAACAGAATTGTCCTGTAATCATCCGCATGATAATCAGCCTTGAAGCAAATGGAGATTGTGAACTCATTGATGGCCTGAGGATTGTCCGGGAAGAAGTCACTCAGGTTATAATTGTACTCCTGGCCGTTCATAGTGAACTTCCAGCCTTCAGCCTTCAGTGCAGCACCATTGGAAAGCCTGAGGAAAGGCATGCCGTTGGCCTTATTGCGGATAACGGAAAGGTCATTCTTGTTGATTGCACTCATGCGGGAAGTAAGGCTGGTAGTGCTACCACCTCTTACATAGTCAGCATTGAGGAAGCTGAACTCCCTGGTGCCGGAGTTGAAGTCCAGGGCCCTAAGGCTGGAAATCATGTGGGTTTTGGCAGATTCCCTCATGGTGAGGAAGGAATCACCGGAATCCACAAACTTCACATAGTAAGTCTCAGAAGCAGTGAGCTCACCGGAACGGACGGTTATCTGAACCGGAGTGGTGACATTCTCAATTGCCCAAGGCTTGTTGGACACGGACAGAGTGGCAATCTCCTGTACACCGAAGCGGCCAGAAGCATTCTCAACCACAAGGGTTCCACCTATACGGATGTCATATACATAGGACACCAGAGACTGCACATAGGCAGTGAACTCCACAAGGAGAGAGCCGGTGAGGGAGACATCCTGAGGAGAATCCTGGTTGGAACTCATGGAGCTGGTTGCAATCAGGATATTCTGGGAAGCCAGTGTGAAGTTGGCAGTATCACTGTTGGTGAGGGCCGGATTCTCAATGTTGGTGAGTGTTACAAGCAGCCGGTACACACCAATGGCCTCATTGGTGCTGGACTTGATGATATTGTTGAATACCGGCAGTGCCTTGGTCTGGGGAGTGGTCTCCACAATACGGATATTCTCCTGGTATTCAGATACCACCTGACCATTCTTTGTGGCCACTATGGACAGCCTGTAATTATCCTTGGAAGAATCACCAAGGTAACCAACCGAGTAGTTGATGATAAGCTGCTTGCTCCTGATTTCTTCAAGAGTGGAACTGTCATCATCAACCTCCACGGATACAGTACTCTCCAGAATGTTGCCAGTCCAGAGTTCATTACCATAGATGGCATTGGCATCATCTGCATAAGATGCAGTAATCTGAAGCCTTCCCTGATGGTTGACCAGAACACGGGAGATTCTGTCAGCAGGAATGTACATCACATTGTTGACATACGAAAGGCTGCTGGTTGCAATCTGCGTGGAGCCTACAGTTACCGTAACAATCCAGGATTTGGTAAGGGCCACAGAAAGGTTGTCAAGCCTGATTTCCAGACCATCAGAGTTCATTACAACCTGACTTCCGGTAGGCAGACCATTGACAAGCAGGGTACCTGTTGCCTCAACAATACTTCCGCCACCACCTCCTGAACCGCCGGAACCTCCTCCGCCGTATTTAGCCAGCCATGCAACATTTCCGAAGAGAGTTGCAATCTGGTCAGACATACGGGAGAGGGCAGTTTCAACAGAGATTGCTTGCTCCGCATCCTGGAGGAGACGAGAAACCTGGGTCTGAATGCCACGAGCGTGGGAAGAACCATATCTCAGGAACTGACGCTTCGTGTAATTGTATTTTTTGATTTCCGCCATATTATAAATCAATTGTGTATGAATCAGTGTCAACTATTCCATAAGCTTCAATGTCAGCGGCAGAAGCCTCATGCAGAGTCATAGGCAGGGCCTCAACATGTGTAAGCTGGTTGTTCATGTCATATTTTGCAGTATTGGCCACCTCATTGATGTCCCAGACACCATGAACCTGCTTTGCAGTAATCTTGATGCTGTCAGGGCTAAGCTCATACAGCACATACATAGGATAATGCTGCTTGCGGTTCTCAGTGGGGCTGGAAGCATTGGTCTTTGGCTTGAAGTAAGCCATGAGCCAAGGGATTGTGTACTGGTCACCGGAAGGCTGCTCCTTGTTGGATACAAGTTTGTAACCGGAAGCCTGGGACATCACATATACAGGAGCAGTGATGTGGTCAACCACTTCATACCTTGCATAAGGTGCCATGCCAGCAATCACATCCTCATCACGAAGCACCTGGATAACAGGTGTCCTGGAGAGTGCCGTAGTAACTTCACCCATGAGGTCAACACCATCAACAGGCTTGTTGTCATTACCAATGTATCCGGCAGGAGCATCATAAATGGGCTTACTGATGGTGTAGGTATGCTTGTGTCCACCAATGACCAGACGGATGCCGTACTTCTTGAACAGTCTGGAGAAGCGGTAATTACCGTTGTTATCCAGGGTGTTGAGGTGAGAACCAACCCTGCCGGTGGAACCTCCCATGAAGTCCCAAGTTACCATGGTGAAGGGCATCTCATGCATGTAAACAATCACATCAGAGCAGCCGGAAGGAACCGTAGCACCACTGAGGCCCTTGAATATCTGCAAGTCCTTACGGAGCCAAGTCTCAATGGCTGCATTGGCTGCTCTTGCATAAGAAGCATCACCAGGGTTGGTGTCACTCTCATATCCCACATAGGTCTTACTGGAAGCAATTGCAGTCTCAGAGTTAAGGCATATAAAGTGCCAGAGACCAAAGTTGAAGGAATACAGGGAGTACAGTGGATACTGCGCACCATTCCATGTGAAGAAGTAGTTGTTCTCCGGGTCAAGTTCAAAGGTGTAATACCTCAGAACATTGATGTGGTTGTACTTGGAAGTGGCATCATTACCATCCGTAAGCTTGGTTGCATCATGCCCACAGAGGTCATTGTTACCAATGGTGAACATCTCCTCAAGCTCACGGAGGAACTGACGGCCATCATAGTAATCCAGCCACTCATTCTCACGGTTACCTGACTGAGTAATATCACCGGTATTTATGGTAAACAGGGGTTCTTCCGTATCCTTGATGCACTTGGCAGTCTTCTTCCAAGCCTGGTACTCAGCCCAGTTGAAACCCTGTTGGTCAGTAGTCTGAATGAACTTAAAGCCAGCAGCAATATCAGCATTGTCAACAACGGTAAAGTTGAAGATTTCACTGGTGTAAGCATCATCACCATGACGGCCAACACGGTATTCCCATTGTCCAGCATCAAAGACATTCTTCAGTACCACCTTGTGGGTAGTAACCCAGACTCCGCTGGAAGTGCACCAACGGTATCTCTTGTAGAACTGAATGAACTGAGAAATGTACTGAGGGTTGCTGGCATCATTATCTGTGATGGAGTAAATCCTGGTCCATGCAGAAGTACCCTTCTTGCGGTACTCCAGATACTCATCATAGTATCCAACGGACACCCAGTTGAAGCACCTTGAGGCCAGAACATCATTGGCAGCAATGCTGGTAGCCTGAATACCAAAGGTGATATTCACCATGTTGGGCTTGTCCTTACGGAACAAAGTCTTATTGGTGAAGAAGTTCTTGTCATCTTGGGATGCCTTTGGAGCAAAAGCCTGCTTCATCCAGTCAGGATAATAGTACTGCTCACTGTTATCCAGCCTTTCAGTCTGCTTCTCCAGATTGATGTAAGTCCACAGGTCAGTGGTCTTACGGCTGCCGTAAGCCTTGTTACCTTGCTTGGCAGGCTCAAACATGAACCAGCGGACCATCAGGCATTTATCCCAGTCATCACCAATAAGGAAGGCAGAAGTACCTTCACCTACGGAGTTCACACCAAAGCCACAGGAATCAATGTATCCAACATTGGTGGTATTCTTGTTCCAGGGACTGCGGAGAGAGTACTTGTCAAGCAGCTCACCATTGGCATCATAAACCCAGTTTTCATTGATGTCACCAACGCACAGATAGAAGGATGCACAACCCTGATTAAAGGCCATGAGTTGGTTATTCTCCCTCCACTCCATGTCATAATTCTCAACAGGAATGAAGGCAGACTTTATGTTATGGCATTGAGCACCTCTGATAAGGAAGGAACCACCGGCCTTGATAATGCCGGAAAGGGGAAGGACATGCCAGATGAAGCCAACATCATTGGGGTCTCTCTGGGTGCCATCCGTATACAGGAGGAACAAACCTTTCAGGTTAATGTCAACATCACTGCCGTTTGCAAGCTCCACGAGGTTGTGGGAGACAAGGCAATTCTCTCCACCGTTTCCTCCGCAATACACGGAGTTGATGCAAAGGAGGTGATTTACATATACATCATTGGTAACCTTGGAGCCAGGCCTTGTGACATCATCACTGTACTTTCTGGCCACAACCTTGCCATTCTTGTCCACCGTGACCTTGTAACTGTTATCACCGTCAGTGAAGTTCAGGTGGTCAAGAATCAGGTTGTACAGGTCATCAATGGTAATACCACCACCGGAAGGGTCACTGCCACCGCCGCCAGAGGAGCTGGCTCCGTAGAACTTACCCTCATAATACACAACCAGCTTATGCAGGTCCGTATAGAAGAGAAGGTCTCCGTCAATAAGGTTCTGACGGTTCTTGGAGAAATTGGAAGCAGTATCCAGCTTTGGAACAAGGGCAGGAACAGTATACTCAATGTCAGTGACATCAGGCTTGGTGCCATCATCTTCTGGGAGCTCCTGGTCAGTCTCCGGAGGAATGAGGTCAGAAGCCTCTGTCATCTGTGTACGGGCACTGCTTGTGGAGTCTCCGGCAATTGCACCAATGGTGTACAGCTTGTACAGAGTGTTGGTCTTTTCCTTGAGTTCATTGACCAGATTGATTATCATCTGGAGGAAGTCAGGATACTGGCTTTCCAGTTCCGCTTCAGTGATGGATTCAGGGTCAAACCAGACTTTCTTGTAATTGTCCGGCGGTTCAACTCCTTCATAGATTTCCTTGAAGTTGAAATCATCATCATCCCCAGTGTCTGATTCACCAAACTGGGCAATTTTTCTCCACTCAAGGCCATGAGGTATGTACACACTGATACCTCCGTTCTGTTGAGGACGGAGCCACATTGCATCCTGGACTGCTGTAATCCTGGGGTCAATGATTATGTTTTTCAGAAGTTTCATAACCTTGCATTATTTGTTAGTAGGTTTCCTGTGGGCAGCAATACGGGAGATGTCATTCTTCTCCTGCATGATACCCAGCTTCTTTTTTTCCTGCTGAATCTGAATATCAAACTCACGGATTTGCTCACGGAGCTTGGCCTTGGCCTCTTCAGACATGGGCTCAACAATACCATCATTGTCAGAATTGGACATACCGGCCATACGGCTTTCTGCCTGAATCTGGGCAATCATAATCTTGGTTTCGTTGTTCTCGGAGTTCATGGCAGCTTCATGTTCAAGCTCCAGCTGTTTCATCTGGATTTGAGCATTGGCAGCAGCCTGAGCCTTCTGAACTTCTGCCTGCTGGGCCTGCTGCTCTTCCTGCATCCTCCGGTTCTCAGCACTTTGGAGTATATGAATCTTCTCAGCCAGGGAATTGGCGGAAGTCCACATCTTCATCACATCAGAGAGAGAAGCCATTCTTGCCTGAATTGCAACCTCAGCTGCACGGTCAAGCTTTTGGTCAAGATTGAGTATATCAGAGGAGGCATCCACTACAATTCCGTAATCATCCTCAGCAAATACATCACCGTCAAACTCCATGAACTTTTTAGAAGTATCAGAGCTGACATACTCAAACTTGACCTTCTTGCCACGGGCAGCAATCTTGATGGTCTCAAGGAAGCAATCAAGAGCCCTTCTCTTGGTATCATTATGCCATGCGAAGTACCTTTCAGTGATGTAAGAACTCTGAAGAACAGACCTCTCCACACCACCAACAGTCTCACGGTTGGATACCTGGCCCTCACGCTGGCGTGTAACACCAACAATTTCTCCCATCTCAACTTTGGTCCACTCAGCCAGATTCATCAGCTGCTGGATATAAGTGCCAGAAGCATCATTGATAATCTTCTGGGTATTGTTGTTGAGACTGCCGACAAGCTTACCTTTGGCCGGGCCCTCCTGAATTTCATTCATGGAGTTCCGGACATTCAGGTGATTTGCCTTGGCAAAGTACAGCCACTTGTCAAAGGACCATCCGTCAGGAATCTGGGCAAGGTCAACATCAGCAAGGGAGCCCCAGCTTGAGGCAATGGCATCCATCAGCCTATAGTGAAGCACATCATACATGTAATTGTATGGCTTCATCATGTCCACAAGGCTGAAGGGACGGTCATCATTGAGGTTGTAAATGGTACCAATCACACCCAGGTGGCACCTGGAAGGACTGGAGAGCCTGCTGTATTGGACTGGACGGGGACGGATGTTTACAAAGATACCATAGGTACCATCATTCTTGTGGTCCTCAAAGTTGTGGTTTGCACCACCGATGAGGGTGCCTTCCCAAGCCTCATTGATGTACAGCTCCTTCTCCTCTTCACCTTTGTTCTCATCAATGACATAATCATCTGTGAAGAAGCCAAACTTCTGTTCACCGGACTCTTCGTCATACCAGGTAACCTTCTTGATTTTCCTTCGGGATTTCCATAGCATGCGAAGCACACGGACATTACCGGCGGAATCATAAGGCATGAGGGTGGATTCTGTGTTCAGAATATCCACAAAGCCAAAAGGTGAGTCATTGTCAAAGCTGAAGGTGTCATCCATCATGGTCTTTGGGATAAAGCCTTGACGCTCATCCACATGGCCCATGGAATCTTCACCTCCACCAAGGTAGTTAGGCAGATTCTCAAGATAATCAATGTCTCTCTTGGACAGCACATCACCATAAGTGTCCAGAATCCTACCGGGATTCCAGTAATCCTCAATGATGATAATGTCTGCATCCTCAACCTTGTTGGAATATCCGGAACGGAAGATGTGTACCTTCTGGGGGTTGAGCCTTTCAATGACAGGTTCACCGGCCACAATATCACACATGTAGAGTTCCTCACCCACAGTCACGGCATCACGGAAGCCGCTGTTGAAGATAAGAGGTACATTGTACTCCTTGATGTAATGCTTCAGATACTCATTTGCCCGCTTTTCACGGAGGTCCTGCCAGTTGTAAGTGTAATATTCATTGAGCTGCTCAATCCTGCTGGCATATTCCTCCTCACTGATGGAGGTATCTTCAATAACCTGCTGCATGGCCTCAAGGAGTTCTTTCTTCTTGTTCTCCTCAATGGCACTGATGGCATTCATGTTGGTGACAACTGCCCTCCAGTCAAACGGCCTCTTGAGTTCCTCACCAATCAGGACCTCAAGCTTTGAGTTCATGATGGGGAAATGCTGAATCTTTTCAGGGATGTAATCAGCATCAATATCAGCCGGATTCAGAAGAAGGGCAACATCCTCCATGTGGATGATGCCATTCAGCAAGTCATAGTTTATCCTCTTGTGTCTTACGGACTTACGGACAGGACTGAAGTTCTGGGAACTTCTTGAGTCTGCCCAGAGCATACACTGCCTCCTCCACTTTTCAGTCTTGCGGCGGTCAGGCAGGGCCTGTCGAGGAAATTGTACAGTATTACTCATAATATCCTATTATTGTCACAAAGATAATCATTCTTGTAAATGTACACAAATTGGGTAGAAATTTCCTAAATTTACTGGATTCCATGGTGTTTTCCAGGCTTGTAATTCCTTTCAAAGAACGGGTCTTGGCCCTTATTTTTCTTTGAGGATTGTCCACGGTCCGGAACAATGGTGCCACCTGCAATAATCATCTTCTCCTCACGCATAAGCATGAGCATGCCCATGGCAGATACACGGTCAAAGTTACCATCAGGATTCCACTGACGGCATTCTTCCAGGAGGGCCCTGTTCCAAAGGGTCATCACTTTCGGCACTGTGGTTTCCTTCTCACCTTCAGGTGTCTTCTCAACCACTTTGACTGGCAGAAGAAGCCAGTCTTTGAGTCTGTCCCTGGCATATCCGTTGATGTGTTCATTGGCATTGACACCATACATCTTGTTACCCCTGAGGTCTCCGGATACCCATTCCTTGTCTTTGAGGAACTCCAGAGTCTCAGCCAGAAGGTACAGGCAATTCATCTTCTTGAAGTATGCATACAGGCCCTTTTTGTTGTTTTCATAGTTGAGCTTTGCATTGTAGAAGATACACATCAGACGGCAGATTTCATAGCATGAATCCGCATCATCCAGACGGCCTGTCCACTCACATACAAGATTGTCCGTCCAAAGGTCCAACACATAAATGGACACCAGGGAAAGGGTGGTGGAAGTATCATCATCAATAGGGTCACAGCCTGCTATGTACCTTCCTGAGAATACCTTTCCGTCACGGTTTTTTTCAGGCAACACTCTTATCTCAACGGCACCATGTATCTTGTTGTCCTTGTGGGGGAACTTATGGATTGGCTTGTCTCCCGTAGGTTCAAATCTCACATTACCTGAGCTCTCCTGCACCAGTCGTCCAACCTCAACACAATCAAAGAAGTTCGGGTTGAGGTCAATCTCCTGGATTCTCTCCGTAATCTGGGCCACAGGGAACTTGGTGCCATCCCTTCGCATGATTGCATCCTGCAAGGTAATGGGGTCCTCAGCCTTTGTACGGGTAATCTGCATTGGGTCAGGATTCTCATATTTGGCTATGTACCTTTCCCAGCATATCTGATACAGGGCCTTGGTTACATCAGAGATGCCATCTTTGTTGTAACATCCCAGCCGGTTCACATAAGCAGGGAAGCAGAAGATTGAGGTACCTCTTGCCTGAGAAGACTTATCCCACACATTCTCAAAGGCCAGGATGTTTGAACCGGTTGGATGATAAATGAGGTCAAGGGCTCCGGAGAAGTCATTACCTTCCTCACCACCGGTGCCAACACCAATCATCAGACCAAATACAACATTACCATCCTTCACAGAACGCTCAGCTGTCTTCATAACCGCTGCCAGATTGGGGAACTTACCAATCTCCTCAAGAGCGTAGAGGGAAGCACGCTTACCACGGACTTTACCAGGGTCATCCTTGATGGCAACACCATATACCTCATTGCCAGTACCCTTCTTTGTACCAGTGTTGAGGTCAATATATCCCATTGTCCAAGACATATCATTCAGGGAATTCTTCAGTCTCTTGCGTGGAAACTGAGTATTCTCAGCCTGAAAGTCAATCATACTTTCAAACTTGTTGAGTGTCCCATCCCTGATGAGGAAGTCCTTGTTGTCTGCCAGCACAACACCCCTGGTAACTGCCTTGTGATTCGGTGAAGGCTTACGGTCACCAATAACAAAACCCCTGGAAAGGCCGGAAGCAATACTGTATGACTTTGAGGAACCACGCTTGGATACCTCAAAGAAGTATTTACCCAGACTTCTTGCCTTCTGCCAGCCGGTGAACCTCCATATAAGGCCCTCCCAGACATCAGGAAACTCCTCAATACGGTCACCAACATCCTCATTTTCCTCTGATTCCAAGGTCAGAACAATGGGGCAGTAATTGAGATACCAGTACATATATCCAGGTATGTATGCACCATCTGATTCCCTGAGGAAACCTTCACGGATTCTTCGGACCTCCTCATCCTTCCACTTAGCATATTCACTGTTTGGATTGGGGTTTGGACGAAGGTCAGTCAGAAGGCCAGTCTTCTGAAAGTGAAGGGCAGTGGGCCTGAAGTAATCAGTGTTCTCAATGATGGGTGGATATTCAATCCTCCAGATGGCCCTGCCATTCTCATCCCTTGGAAGGTCACCAATCTTTGGCCGGTCAGCTGATATGAGCCACTGAATGAGAGGCACAGTTGCAACTGCCTCATTAAACTCATTCTGGACCTCCTCCGGAGCATCCTTGAAATGAATCATGGACACCTCTCCTGTAAGAGGGTCCATCTTCTTGTAAACAAGTTCCTCTATTGGAGTTTGGTATTGATTAAGTTCCATATCTCATTTCCTTTAAGGATGAAATTGACAAGCAGTTTCTCATATACTGAATCATACACAGAAGCGTTATATGGACATGTCTTGGACTCCTCTTCATGAAGAATAAGAAGGTTCTGACCATGGTAACTCCAGAACAGCTCCACTATGTATGTCTTGGCCAGAGGTATGGGCCCCTGGTCATAATGTCTTCCGACGATGAATTGTCCTGGAAGCTTCTTCTCTTTCAGGAGTGCATCTCCGATGCGTTCAATTGAGTCAAAGCTAATCATTTCTTCTTCTTTCTTTCCTTGATTTCTTCCTTGACCATTGGTATAACCTCACGGAGATATACCTTTGTAAGCTGGCCGGTCAGGTATGCCCAAGGTTCTGCACTTCCATCATGGGTTACTCCCCTGTCCGTAAGGATTCTGTTCACCACATGGAAGATTTCATGTGACCAGCATGTCTCAGCAAATGGAGACTTTATCATACAGTAATATCCACCCTTTGAGAAGTCATTTACCTGGCCGTCAATATTATCATCACGGAATCCTTCCCAAAGCTCCTTAATCTCTGACTCAAGGAGCCTTTTCTTGTTCTTATTGATGAATTCCGCAAGGCTGTCTGCCTCTTCATTGACAAGGAAGATGACAGTGGTTTGCCATGTAGGCAATTCAAGTTGTGTACTCATACTCCGTCCTCAAACATTGAATTGGTGTTACCCCTTGCTCTGGTGTTTTCCCGGATTTCAGAATCAACCTTCTTCTCCAGGTCCTGAAGCTGTGGAATTACTTTCAGCAGTTTATTCATTACATCAATTACATCATTTGCCTTGGTTACGCGGGCACCTTTATCCGTCCTCTCTTGTAGGAGTTTCTTGGTATTATCCAGTTCATCCTTCAGTGCATCAGCCGCAGACCTTGTGGCCTCCAGCAGACGAGTTGAGGAGGTAATGACATGCTTACCATAGATTTCCATGGCCTCAAGAAGGTCCTTTGAAGGCTTGAAGTCATCTGGAAGACCTTCCTGAAGCTTGATTTGATGCTCCCTTTCTTCTTCATCAACGATGTACATGTAAGTTGACCTTGGGTCAACCATGAAGAAAAGGTATGACATCTGCTGCATAAACTGTTCTTTCCGCTGGGTACGGTCAGCATTATACAGCTTCCTGATTGGCCTGACCAGCAGTGCCTCAGGTGTTACTCGTACTTGATAATCAACCCATTCCAGTAGTTTCATTTCTTATGCTTTATCTTGAAAAGGAAATCCTTAAACCATATAAGGAACAGTTGGAAAGGAGAGGAGGAGAAGGGCTTCATAAGTTCCTTTAAGGTTATCTTCCCCTTAAATTCATATAGGTTTTTACTTTCCTCTAATATACCCATGAACTTGTTTCTCTTAATTAAAAAAGGCCCGCCTTTCCAGGCAGGCCAACCTCAGATAACAATGGCAAATTCATCAACTCCTGATGATACCATCCTGGGGAGCAATGGCGGGTGCCGTCTCAAATTCCTCCCCTTCAGCAACAAAGTAAATATCATTGTCACCGATAATCATGAGTTCTCTTGAACCGCCGTCCGGCAGGTCATATACGGTGAAGGTTGGAATGTTAAATTGGGCCTTCATCTGGTCCTGGATAACATTCTTTTCCTCGTCACGCAGGCCGTCCTTGTGTTCAACCATCATGTATCTCTTAGGGTTGATGAACACCACATCACCGGGGGCAATGCCCTTTACATTTGGTCCAACACTTACAACGGTCTGATATTCCTTGATAGTGTGGGTCTTACCGAGGAACAAACCTGCCTGACTACGCTGCTCAGCGTACAGGTCACGGGTTACCACAATCTGATTGAATTGCGGTTTAAGTTTCTTAATCTTGAAGATTGTTGCCATGGTTTCCTTTCTGTAATTCTTTAATATGCAGGAACTTGTTCTTTTTCCTTCTGTAATTGTCCTTCGTCACGAAGAGTTTACCAAGCGAAGGGAGATTGAAATTTGGCCTGAGTTGGAGGAACTGTTCATCAGTAAGGTCTTCTTTCAGTGGCAGTGCCTGTGCAGTTGTCTTTATGAACTCCCAGGATGAAAGATATGCTCTCTTGCATACCTCAAAGGGCAGTCCAAGTTCAGTTGCAACTTCCTGTATGGCACCATCAATTCTCATTCTGGAAAATAAATAACCACCTGAAAGGTTTACCTGGAACGAAATCCGGAAGGTATCTTGGATTTACCGTCTTACCAATGATGACCTTGTTTTCCCTCAACTTGTGGAGAATCATCTTAAAGTGGTCAGCAGTAATGTTTTCCCGCTGGATGATTATCTCCTTGGTTTCCTTACTGAACAGTACTTTGTCTATAAGAGACTGGTCAGAGATACTCTTAGCCAACTCAAAGCGATAGTTGATTAAGGCAGCTGCAACATCCATCTCTTTCTTGGAGAGCTTATGGACAGACCGCATGACCTCTAACCAGCTCCTTATAAACGCACTACTTTTGCATGGAATAATCATTCCTCCGTCGGCCACCTTCTGTTGTTTTTCTGCCGACTGAATCATGACTTATTCTCCTTGCTGCGGTTGCTCCTTGCCAGGCTGCTTGTTCTCCTCTTCAGGGTTAATGGGGGTCATGAGGTCAATGAATTCCTCAACCTTGGCACTGACAAACTCAGGAGTGAACACATGAATATTGTCAGGGAGGGTAATGACCTTCCAAAGCCATTCAAGCCTCTGGTAGTAATCCTGCATCTGGAACCTTTCCAGCTGCATCTTCATCTGAGAGCAGGTCTGACGGAGACGCTGATTCTCAGCATTGGTTTGGGCAGCAAGCTGCATGAGTTGCTCATAACTGAGCCTTTGTCCCTGGGGAGCCCCCTCACCGGGACGGGTAGGTTCTGCACCAGCTCCGGGCTTTACCGGAATCCTGCGAACATTAGTTTCTTCTTTCTTTGCCATAAGTGAAATTTTTTGGTAGTGACTTATCTTGGTTCTTCTCTTTTACAAGTTTTTCCCATTCTTCAATATGTGCCTCCTTGATGTCCGTACTTCCACAGTCAGGACAATAATCTCCCATCACCTCGTCATTCATGATTCTGAGAGAGAGACACCTGCCACAGTAAAGCACAGGAATGTCATTATATTCTTCTGTGGTAGGCTTACTCATATACCATAAAGAACATTCCGTCTGCCGGAACAATCTGTACGACATCTTCCTTGTGGATTCCCAGTGAAACAGCCTTGTTAATAAGGTTCCTCATGTTATCAGCACCTATTACATCAAGTGTTGTTTCCTCTTGTTCTTCCGGTTCTTGCTGAGCCACTTCAGGCTGAGGTACATCCAAAATTTCCCCAGGGAGATGGAGGTTCTCCCCAGGGAAACTGGATGCCGGGTCAGGGGTTGTACCCTGATTCTTTCTTGATTTACCCATAACAAAACAACTTGTAGCGGGAAGGGGATTTGAACCCCTGACCTCCGGGTTATGGGCCCAGCGAGCTGCCAGACTGCTCTATCCCGCAATGTTGCTGCCTCAGGTGGACTCGAACCACCGACCCGATGCTTAACAGGCATCTGCTCTGACCAACTGAGCTATGGGGCATTACCTAAACCTTTAACCTCACTGGGAGCAAAGATAGTAACTTTTTTACAAAGTGCAAATAAATTTCTAATCTTTTTTGATTCTTTTTCTGTTCCGCCTTGCAGCTTGCATATATGAGGTGTTTCTCGTACCCAGATTTATGTGTATGGCATTACCTCCAGCAACAGGGAAAGTAAGTCCATTTTCATAGATTCCTTTCATTACAGGAGTTAAAGCAGGGAAAAGGTCTGAAATCTGACCAAGCTTGGTGGCACCCATGTCATCAATCACTCCTTCATTCCTTGCAAGGGACCTTATCTTCTCAATCTCATCCGGAGCCTGCACAAAGCTACCATCAGAAGTCCTTCTTGCACCTATATGATATAAGGCACCCATGCCCTGATTGTATGACAGTGAAGTAAGGTCTTCAATATCCTCCTCGGTGAGGCCAAGTCCAGGATTCTGAGTTGCCAGTCTCTTAAAGTAATCGTAATTCTTTGCCAGCAGAAAGAGGGATGCCCTACCTGCAATGGCTGGATTCTCCAAGTCTGAAGGAGAATGGATACCAAGCAGTTCTCTTTCATCCGGTGAAAGTGAACTCATTTTGAACTTGGTAAGGTCAGAACTCTTTGTTTCAGGACTCTTTTCAAGTACATGCTCTCTGGCCCAGTCCTGCATGCCTTGAGTTACCCTGTTGAACCAACCTCTTGTGGATTCAGTATCCTGCATGAAGGCAGTCTCTCTGCCAAGGACGGATATGGCAATCCTCTGGACCGCATCCATGTTGGCATCAGGATATACATACGATGCAAGACCTGTTGCACCGGCCATGGCATTCATGAAGGTCTGAAGGTTCTGCTGCTTCTCAGGAGTGGTATGTTTCTGTGCAGGATGGCCACTGAAATCAACTGAATATCCAGATTTTCCCATCTTGAAATCATATTGTTGGACAGGAGCTTGTGATACCTTTGGCCTGGATACAGTAACTATGGAGGAACCCCACTTCAGGGCATTGGCCTTGTCTTTCTTGTGAGAGCCACCCATGTTATGTTCAATGATTGGTACTCCAGAGGAGTCAAAGCCAGTAACAATGCCTACATGTGTATTATAGGTGGTACCTTCATTCAGTACATCCTGGTGGTGGTCAGAGTAAGGATAATATATACCTACCACATCTCCAGGTTGCAACTGCATGTAATCAAAACTGTCTTGCTTCAGTCTCTCCTTGGTGCGCTGCTTGAGCTGTGCCGGTGTATGGACATCTTCAAAGCCATGGTCATACAGATTAAACAGCATTTGACCACCAGCATTTACCACATTCATAGGCATCTCCCAGGCATTACCATATACACCATTTTGTCTTGAGATTGGCCCAAGAACAGACTCATACTTACGGGTTACCCAGGTTGCACATTGGTCAATACCTGCGGTGGAGAAGTTATTATTCCAGTTACCACTTGGCTGGTTATCTTCAGGCTTTGAGACATTTGACAATGCTTGCTGGGACCTCTTGCCCCAGATTCCATCAATGTTATACTTATTCCAAGCAGCGAGGGTTTTCCTTCCGACAATTCCATCCTCCTCCTTGTAGGAGCCATCTTGCCTCCGTGAAGAAGAGAGGAAACCCTTGTTAATGAGGGTCCTTTGAACCTCTTTTATCTGGTCCTTGGACATGCCTTCAAGCATCTGTGCATACCCACCTTCATTGGCAATATTCTCTTGGAATTCTCTTACTTGCTTACGGTTCATTCTTGAGGGGTCCGGCTTATCCAGGTTCCTGTATTCATTAACCCTCTGCCTAAACCAGTTTGTCTGGTTGCGACCAGGAATGTTCACAGGTTGCGGAGGCTCAGGATACTGCATATCTGGAGGTGCCAAAGGTACACTTACTTCAGGTTCCTGCTGTGCAGGAGGAGTCCAAAACATCTGAAGGTTTTCAACTTGCGGTGGTGCATCAGGACCACCTTCAGCAAACAGGTTTCCACCCACTCCATAGAGTTCCTTCTCCATGTCCTCAGCAACCTGTGCCCGGTTATCCCAAGCAGCTTTTCTCTTGGCCGGTCTTATGTAACTTTTATTGAGAATCCTGGTTGCATCCCCTGTGGTCCTGGCATTCCAGAATTGCTTGAAGCCATCTTTGCCACTCATAATCTTTGGTCCCCCAGTACCACCATCAAGCCAGTTGTCCGAGTGGGTGGTATTGAGGTCATTGAGTATGTAATGAATCTGCTTTGCCCTACCGGCAGGAGTATTGTCCAGATAGGTTTCCGGCATCCTTTGGGAAGAGAGACCAAGGTATCCATTACCACCAATACCCCTTGATGCAGCACCTTCTGGGCCCATCTCTTGGGCAGCAGTGGCCAGCGCTGCAAGCCTCTGAGGCTGTCCCATCTTACGGGCAATAAGGGAATCCTGGAGCTGTTCCATGGCTTCAATGTCCATGTACCTTCCCCTGTTGCCGTAGTTTTTCATGTACTTTTTGAAGTCCACTCTCTTCTGTGGCCCATTGGCTAAAAGCTCATAGTCATACCGTCCTGGATAAGAAGGCTTTCTCTCCTCATTCTTCCACCATTCTCTCCACTCACTTTCGGTCATTGGTTTCTGGGGGTTAACCCTGTTCCCATTGGCATCTATGCTATAATGTACACCTGTTTTTGGGTCAGTTACATCAACGGCTAAAACCAGGTTGCTCTTCTTTGGGCCCCCAGTTCCGTACATTGGTGCTATTGGTGTAAGGGATGGTGCCTCCTCAAGGGAGGAGGGATGAACCTCATCGTACAACCTTCTCATCTCTGAAAGATTGTACACTCCATTATGGCGGAAGAGGTTCATTATTTGTGACCTTTGGGCCACACTCAAGTCATTCCATGCCATGGCTCAATATCTTAATGAGTGATTACCGGTACAAGGTCATATCCTTCTGCCCATTTCATGATGCCTGCAACATGTAGGTCAATGAGGGCCTGGATTCCCTCCTCAGAGGTGAGGAAGGCAACATCTTCCTTGTTGTTCTGGAAGAGGTTCTCAGTGAGAACGGCAGGACACTTGGTCTTCGTAATGATGGTGAAGTTATCCTCATATCCTTTGGATTCATCCTTTGTGGAACGGATTGGCCTTTGAGCCTTCTCAGGAGAAGAGAAGTTCTTGATATAATCCTTTAGATATATCTCCGCAGCATCATACAGGCATCTGCATACCCTGTCACTTTCAGTCTTTCCAACTGAAGTGTAAGCTGCCCACCCACGGGCATTGGACCATCCGTTTCCAGGAGCAGCATTGTTGTGTATGGAGATTAGAACTACAGTATGTGTAGCCTTATACTTATTGTATATCTCATTGGCTCTTGCAGCCCTTATGGAAAGCCCAATGTCCTCCTCTTCAGGTACGAGGATGACAACCTTATAGTTCTGAGCTTCAAGAGCTGTCTTCAGTCTCTTGACAAACATTCTTGCATAGGCATACTCACGGAACAGCTTATCCGGAGAACACTTTCCAGGAGTGTTGATTCCATGCCCATTATCCAGGATTACAAGTACCTTCTTCATAGCGTATCTCATTTTGCGCAAATATATAAAAAATCCCTGACATTTCACAACGCCAGGGACGGGGCAAGGGCAAACGGGGAATCAGATAATCTATATGTAATCCTTTTGAATAATCCTGAAAATCTGTAATTAACTTATCAAGGGACCCTCCCGGCGGATGATAATCAGCATCCCCAAGAGCTTCGCTTCTTGTCAAGAAGCATGAGAATCCAGTGTAACCTGCCCCGTTAATATCTAAGTCCCGAAGTTCCCAAAGGCTCCTTTACCTGTACCCTTCTTATATTACGCCTCCGTATGTATAAGTTGGTAGGAGCAAGCAGGCTTCCTAAAACTCTCATGTTCCCAATGCACTTGATAAGTTAAGCATTGAGCCTATGTCTGGAACAAAGGTAAGCAAAGTTTGGACAATATCCAAATGGATGGGGAGGAAACCTATAAATTTTTTCAAAAATTTTTTATTTTTTATAAAATTTTTTGTGGTATGGGAGAGATGACCCCAACTCCCCCTCACCTCCCCCTGGGAGGTGCCGGTTGGGGTGATACCCCACCCGGTTCGGGGGAATCCCGAAAACTCTCCTCTCTCAGACCTTGGGGAAGGAGCAGGATTGCTCCATTAACCCCGAAACAACATAACATCAACCTTAAAACCTCAAAACATTATGGCACTTTCAGCTGTCCGCGCTAACAACAGCGCAAACCGTCCCAACACCACTGACTTCTCCGCTGCCCTTACTCCCCTTGAGTTTGTGGCCAAGTTTGGCTCTGCCCAGCATGCTCTGGGTGAAACCAAGAACAAGGGTCTTCTGGCTCTGTCCTGCAAGGATAACCGTGGAGTAATCACCACGGCTTACGCCAGCAAGAACCTCCAAGAGAAGTTCCAGGCCACCCCGGAAGGTGAGGTCTTCACTCTCCCGGAGAATGTCATGGTTGCTCCCTGGATTGGGGAGAACGGCAGGAAGAATTGGACCCTGTATCTCCAGGCTGACCTTGACCTTGAGCAGTCCAAGAGTTCCCGCATTGCCCAGACCCTGAGCCGTTAGGACACCAGCACATATCCAACCGTAACTGCACCTTCGGGGACTTGTTCTCCGAGGGTGCTTTTTTAACGGGCCCGCTTATCCACATGCCCGCTTCACGCGCATATATAATATATAAGGTATAAACTAACTTCCATTTAAGTTCCACTTGAGTTATGTTTACGGATGAAGTGCTTGCCCTTATTGAGGACCTTGAACTTGAACCCATCAACATTGAAGTGATGAACCAAGGCATACAAGTGCAGTTAATTGGCTAATCTAACTTCAAACATTGGGCATTTGAAGGACATTTATATGACCATTGCAGACTCAAAACATTTGACCTTGCAGACCATTAAGTTTGTGGGGAGTTTTTGGGTGCTTAAAGGTCATTGAGGGGTGCGAGGTCTTAGGGTTGAATGGCCCTTATTCTCCTCCTCATTTCCCCCATTCCTCAGATGCATAAAAACACTTGGACTTTCTTACTGCATAGCCCACCACTGAACAAGTACACATAATACCATTTTACCCAACAATTTGTGTGATTTTCCAACCGCTTTCAGGCAATTTATGACCAAAAAGTGGTGGGTTTATGCAGTTTTTACAGCCTAAAAACACTATATTTGCAACATTATTACAACAATCTTAAAACAAAACAGTCATGTCTTACATCAAAGCTCATCCTTTTGGATACAAAAAGCAGGAAGGCCGTTCCAAATGGTTCGGACATCAGGTTCTTCGCAAGCAGGTAATCACCCGTTTGATGCCATTCACTGTCATTTGCCGTGACAAGGAAGGTAAGCCCATCATGCAGCCGGAACTCAACAAAAAGGGTAAACCCACTGGCGAGATGATTCCCGTCACAGAAACCTTCTATAACAGGGTAGTAAAGGTCATCAATCATTACACTCATGACCGGAAGAGAGGTCGCACTCTTGGGGAAATGGTGTATGAATCTTATAAAGCCACTGCTGAGTAATGGCCTCAAAGATACATACGGATGACCCGCACCATCATAAGTATGTAACAGTAAACAAGAGGGAAAGGAAAAAGCATGTCAAAAGACCTGTGAATCTCCTTTCTCTTTTGTTTGCAAGATGGTTGCATAAGCCTGTTGCTCATAGGTTTGCTCCTTATTGGTATCATCGTTCTTACAGGTATCGTAGTGACCACAGACCATACCATACAAAAGGAACAATCATAGTCTGGGATGATTGCAACCATAAGACCTTCAGGGTTCTCAAACACCGAAAGACACGAAAGGGTGGATATGGATTTATCAAAAGAGGATATTATCCAACCCACACTTCATGGTCTCGTGTTCGCATACCCTTATGGTTTAATGATGGTGTAGCTCATTTCAGAAGAACATAGCTCTCTTGCATACTCATACAAGGGAGTTTCATAGAAGTGTCGTTCAAGGGTAGGACATCAGATTTTGGTTCTGACAATAGTGGTTCGAGTCCACTCACTTCCACCAATCAACAAAACAGTAGAACAATGGAATTCATCAACAAGGTAGAACTATGTGGGATAGTAGGCACTTCCAACATAGAGATTATCAACACAAAAACAAAGCTAACTACGCTTACAGTATGTGTCAACACCGTGTACAACAACTCAGATGGTATGGCAGTTGTGGATACCACTTGGTTCAAAGTATCGGTATGGGATGCAAAAGAACAATTTGCCCAAGGGCAATGGGTAAGTCTCACCGGAAGGCTTCGTCA